GACGGCACGTTTTCAGGTTGATTAGCAACAACCATATCAAACGATGTTGTAAACACATCAGCCACCACCTGCAATCTTATTTGTATATCTATAGATTCCCCTGTTGTTGGGTCTGTGTCGGTTGCTGTTATCTCAACCGTATCGCCTTCTCTTAGATTTGGTATAATATTACTATTAACTGTAATTGTTGTGCCTACGGGCAACGGTATTACATTTCCTTGATCATCCGTAGTTAAGAAGTCATAACTAAATGTAAAATTAGTGGGTTCATCTCTAAAAGAAGTAAGCAGTTCTATACTTGGCGCAGTTAAAGGCGATTTTTTAATTACAGTAATATCCTGCTCTATAAAATCTCTGCCGTATATTTGTGAATGCGTTATAAAATTTGGAGCAGAATTTTTAAATAAATTTATATCAATCTGCTTAGGCTCGTTTTGATTATCTGTAAAAAACAATATACCCTCCAGGACGTTTATACCTGTTATTAATCTGTCTTTATCAAATTTTAACACATCTGCAGTGTCTACCAATATAGGTGATATAACTTGGGTGGGTTGATCAAATTCATATATAGCGTCAGATAAAGAAGAGGTTATTAACGCATATATTTTTTCCGTGGTATTATCAGCAATAATACCGACACAAGTAGCGTCTGGCGGTAAAAAATCATTAGGCCAAAGTGTACCTATGCCTGTTGCCAGGCTGTAAGTTTGATTTCTTACTTCAGCATTTCCTTCAATGTTTTCGACTGCCCCTTCATCAGCTGTATTTGAGCTTGACACTTGTATATTTAAAGCGTCTCTATACTCGCCGTTTGGAACAAGCCTTTCATCAAGATCTGTATTCATCTTCCCTAATTGGAAGGTTCTTACAACTTCAGGCATATTTTAGTGTTTTATTTGCTTAGATTTTCCACGCATTATTTGCGTTATCTCTTCTAATTTAATGTTTGACAGCCTTAGCTTTGCATTTCTTTTAGCAGCCCTTAACTCTTTTTTATATCTTTGTACGATATACTCTGGCACTGTAGGTCGTGTAGATATTACAGCATAAGCAATATATTTATATAATGCCTCCTCAGCTAACTTATGTACCTTAGATTCCTCGTCAGTAGCCAACCCGTCAGATATATATCTTAAAGTAATAACTTGGTTTACAATGTTTGAACTAAAATGTATTAGCCCTTTTATGGGGTCTATATAAAATAAACCATTTGCTTGGGCGTGTTGAGGGTCCAAACCATATCTTCTGCCATAATGATGTAATCTTAATAAATCATTATTATTAACATTTTCATTTGAATTGCTGTTTCCGGTTGCTGTAAATCTTTTGGATGTTTCAGACGGATTACCTTTTATTATTTCTCTATTTTGTTCGTCAAACAAATATTGAAAATTATGATCTTGTAGTATTGGTAAAGGGTCACCTGTTTTAGATGCTGGATACAATACTTTTTCTATACCATTTTCATCTACTCTAGATATTTTTATATAGTTAACATAGTCTTGTGGTAGCACCGCGTTTAATGTAGGGCCAACTTCTATTTCTATATATTTTGATGAAGGCAAAATATCAAAACTTAACTCTTGTAACCCACGCTGTGCATGGAAGGCTACATCTGTTCTTTTTAACTTTGTTATAAGCTTATCTTGCCCTACGTAAGATATTATAAAATTATTGATAATATCTTTTATTGAAACAAATTGATAGTCACCGTAGTTTTCATCAAAACTGTTCCATATGCCATCAGGACCTAGATAGTATTGTTCGTTATTTTGCGTTAATAATCCCATCTATTATGCTTTTTCTTGTTGTGTATTTCTTACTTCTTCGCCAGCTGCAATTTGATATATCTGCACGTCTTTTATAACTAGCCCAGCTAATTGTAAAATTTTCATAACTAATTCAGTTTCTTCTGATTCGTCTAATTCAAAATCTACAGAATAAGTTGCGTCATATAATGCCTCGCCATAAACCATTTGGTATTTCCATTCAACTTTAGCAGGCTTCTTTATATACGTACATGACACCTCGCTAGTAATTTCGGCATCACCATATACATTTATATTACCATCTGTGCTTGTGTAAATGGGTAATGTATTTTTTGGCTTTGTAAGCGGAGAGGAATTTATATATAAAAATTCATTTTTATTTATCCTTTCTGCCTCAATTTGCTCTTTAATTTCTTGTCTATAAACAACAGGGTCATTGGCTGGGTAATTTGCGGGTTGAGTTGGCGAAGGATATAAATCTTTAGTTGTTATATTAGTGTATATAACTGTGCCTAAACGATACATATCTGCTGGTAAAAAGAATTTACCTGAAGAATATACCAAATCCCGCTGTGTTTCAAAAGGAGCTATTTTTTTGTTTAGTATATCTAACATGTCAGAATACTCCGTATCGTTGCCGGGTATTCTACCGAATTGATTTATATCATAAAAATATTGCTCGAATAAATCTAGTTGTGCTTGATTTGCAAATAAATTAAATTCCTGAGGCGTAACATACCCTCGTTGTTCTTTATTGAGTATACCAAGTACCCTTTGATAAACAGTATCTATACTTACGCTCATATTTTTTATTTATAGTAATTAAGCCACCCATAAGATGGCTTAACCACTATGAGTAACTATTTAAGTCTTTTTTTAATTGCTTTGTAAACTTCAACGCCATCATCTGTTTTAAACCAAGCAGCTAATGCTGAATATGGGTTTTCATCAAATGGAACTGTCATAAGTTTTCTACCGCCTTCTCCGTATGTGAAAGTTCTTTGGTCGGCTGATAACTTTATAACTTTAGCTTCAACCGCTTTAATACCAAAATTACGAAGTTCAACGTTTTCATCAGAAGCTAAATTTACAAATAAAACAGGTTTTCTTTTCGCAAGCAAAAGACCATCTCTTTTTAACTCACTGCTAGATAACTCGTTAACTTTATTTCCAAATTCAACTCTTAAAATAGCTTCAAGTTGATCTACATCTAACGATTTAGCTAAGTTAAGCGCTTCGATTTCCGCTTCAATCCAATCTAATTGACTTGCGGCTTGTTGTTGAGGTTTGTATTCTTCATAAACCTCGTCTTTAAATGGATGATATAAAGACAATAGTTTTTGTAAAACTTGGTTTTCTTTTGGAACACGTAGTGCTCCATCTCTCATTACAATTCTTCCTAATGTCGCTGGTCCCTTATGCTCATCAACGAATGGGCTTGGTTGATTTGTCGCATATTTTAATTCTCTTTGGTGACCTACTTTTTCATCAAACCAAAGCAGCGGTCTTTTTTGACTATGCCTTGATGGAATTGTAAATACTAATGGACGCTTATTATTTTTAAGCGTATATAATCTATCTTTTATTTCCCACGATACATCTACCGTAGGTTCTTTTGCTTTTGCCATGATATAATAAAATAAAAATATTAATAAGAGTAATAACTACCCCCGTAAATTCAACGAGGGTAATTACTACATTAAAACTATGCTGGAGCTTGTGTAGCTTTCAGCAATACAAAGTTGTTAGCAGCTTGTACGCATAACGCTCTTTCAGAAAGGAAATGAACATTCATTTCGTCAACGTCACTTGTAAAATTACCACCAACTGATCCAGTCACCCAAGACTTCAATCTACGGTCATCAGCTTCAGAAGCTCTGTAGCGAATGTGTAAGAATGGTCGTGAGATATTCTTTCCTAATTGTTGATCATAAACTGTTGAAGTTCCTGCTGGTACTAAAACACCTTCTACATCCGCAACTAATCCTCTTGTTACAGAGTCGTTGAGATATTTCCAATCTGTTTTGTAAAAGTCATAAGAACCTCTTCGGAATCCTGAGAAGCCTAAGTTTAATGCCATATCTTCCGAGTTGTCAAATACACCATAAGATGTACCGCCAGCGCCGTAAGAATTTTGTTGAGCAAGCATGTTGTCAATTGACAAAGAAGTAGCTCTGTCTAAGAAAAGCATGTTTTCTTCGATAGCCCCTTGCTTATCAAGCTCAGCCAAAATAGTATCAAACTCCGCTAAACCTACACCACCAACGGCAGCAAAGTCAGCGTCATTGTATACAAGACCACGAGTCTCAAGTACAGAAAATAAACCGTCAGAACCAGTGATTGGGCCACCTCCAAATGAAGCGTCGCTAGCAATCTCTCTTGTTGATCCGTCAATGTTTAATGATTTTTCTGCTTCTACCATAGCCATTTCAAGTTGATCTTCGAAACGGATACGAGCTTCGTGCTCAGACTTTAAGTACCATAGGTATCCAGAAGTTCCAGCTTCAGTAGTTACTTCTACCCAACCAATTTGAGCAACGTCAGAACCATTTACATTATACTTATCTCTAAGAATAATTGGTTTGTTGTTGAAAGTTGTGAAAGAAGCATCAATTGAATTACCAGCTTGCTTGCTACCTTTAGCATATTCAGAACCGTAAACGAATACTTTTACGTCGTCACCAGTAACTGTAATCCCTGATACTTCACCGTAAGTGTCTACTTCTACGTTTTGTCCTACTACAGCTTTTACATAAGCTTTTTGAGTTACGTATCCTTTTGAAACAACAATTGTCATTCCTGGGCCAATTAAGTGACCAGCTGGAAATGTAAGGTTAGTTGTATCTACTACAGAAACGTCATCGTAAGCGATATGTAGTCTACCCTGCTCAGACCATACTACTTGGTCAGAAGCCATAGGCATTTCTGCCCCAACCATACGTAAAAATCCAGAGATAGTTCTGTTTCCAAAACGCTCTACTTCTTTTTCGTATACTTCAGGTAGAAATTGTTGTGTAAAATCCATCTCTCCTACAGAAAGATAGTTGTCACCGAACAACCCTTTAATAGGGCGTGGAGTTAAGTGACTTAAGTTTGCCAACGAGGTTGGCGATGTTGCAAATGCCATTTTATTAATTTTTAATGGTTAATTATCGTTTTTTAATCTTTAGCTTTGATCCACTTATGTTATTGCTTGGCACTGCACGAATTGTCCAGCCGTTTGAAGTAGTGACTTTTTCATGAGTCCCTCTTGGCCCCATATCCACGTTCTTCGAATTAGCTATACTTTGTTTCATCGCATCAGCTTTGCCTTGCTCATAAAAATGATTTGCAATAGCGTCAGTGTTCATTGCTGTAAATAGGGCTTTATGATAACCTTTAGCGTCTTTCATCTCATTGTTTTCATTTAAGAACTTCTTAACGAAATTATTGATGTTACTTTGGTTTTCTTTTATACCCTCTTTATCTTTAACATTAAACCGATATTTTTTGTCCCCCACGGAATATTCAAAACCTTTGAAATCCTTGTTAAAAACATTATCGGTTTTTTGCAAAAATATTTTTGTTTGCTTTTCAGCAATACTTTTTGTTTGTTCTTGTTCTTTATTATAGCGGTTAAAGAACTCTACCGCTTTTTGTTGATCTGGATTTAATTTTGATCCAGCTTTAATTTCTTCGTAATATTGATTTTTTAAACTCTCAAGATGCTTTTTAGCTTTTGCAGCCTCTTCTTTAAAAGCTATTTTTGCTTTTCTAATATCTTTCGGCTCGTCTAACTCTTCATCATATGAAAAGTCTTCCATAAGAATATCAATATCTTCTTTATCTAAATGAGGTTTAGTTGTTTCGTAAAATTCACGAATTAACTGCGATTCATTTAATGTGGAATAATCTGTGTTTAATTTAACATAATCTTGCAAAGACCCACCTGTATCATTCATAAAGTCCACAACTTTTTGAATATTTTCAGGAAGCTCGACTCCTGTTTCATTTGACTCAGCTACCGCTGCTTCAACTTCTTCTTGTATTTCTTGAGCCTGTTCTTCAACCTCTTCTTCGGTTACTTCCTCTAATACTACTTCTTCTTCTTCGGCGTCCCGTACTTCTTCAACCACTTCTTCGCCGTCTGGCGTGTCTTCGGATTCTCCGACAGCAGCATCGCTGTCATTTGCGCTTTGCTCTTGAACGGCATTTTCTTCTGGCTTATTTAAATCTGATAAATTAATTTTTATTGTCCCCTCTTCGTCCTGAGTTACAGGTCCTGTGGGTTTTTCTTCAACAACTTCATTTTCAGTTGCTGGTTGCTCTTGGGTTTCTTCTTGAACCTCAAGAACTTCTTCTTGGTTTTCTGACATGATAAAATATTATATAATTATACATTACTATTATTACTTAGGTTCAAAGGTTCCTAAGTCAAACCCTCCGCCAATTATATCGTTTCCGCTAGATTCGAAATTTTTAGGTGGCGTATTGTTTTTTCTCTGCTCTATAAGCTCGCTTTGCTGAGTAGCCTGGAGCTTAGTTCTTTGATCTTTTCTATTTTCTTTTTCTTGTTCTTTTGCGCTTTGGCCATTAACCTCTATGCCCTTAAGCTGCATATTGTATTGGAACTCTTGAGCCATTAGCTCTTTTTTAGCCATAACTTCAGCTTGGAGTTTTTGTAATTCAAATTGATTCTCCATCTGCATTAGCTCAGCTTTTTGAGATGTTAAAGCTTGATTCTTTTGTACCTCGGCTGCTGCTGCAACTTCTTGTGCCTGTGCGTTTGCTTGAGATTGAGCCTGAATATTTTGCTGCTGCATTAGTTGATCTCGTTCTTGCTTTTGCTTACGTCTTATTTTTAACAATTGATTAGCTAATTTAAGATTTTTAATATCTCGTATATCAATTGCATCGTCTAAATCAATTAAACCAGCAGAAAGTGCTGTTTGTATATTGTTTTCAAGCATAGCTTTTTCTTCCTCGTCGGGCATTAACTCTATAAATATGCCAAAATCATACAGGTGTAAGTTTTCCATTTCAGAAAGCGTAGCTACATTGTGGGCGCCTATTTTTTGTATAAACGCTTCTTTTGTTGGTGAGTACTCTATAATATCAGATACTCTTAACGATAAGCATTCAGCGAGTTGAGATGTTATAAATAAACCACCTTCCATAATATGCCTTGTAGCTGTATTACTGTTAGCCGCTGCTATTTTTTGCACACCAACAAGAGCTTTTGCGTCTGGCATACTGCCATCGCGAGCCTCATTTAACCCGGTCACATCACGGATCATTTGCAGATAATAGTTATATGTGCTAATTAATGCTTGTAATTTATTGCCACCACTACCGCTTGTTATTTCCTGAATAGGCACTTTGCCTGGGTTCATATCCCCATCTTGTGTAAACGATCTACCTATTACAGAACCAGTTTGGAAAAACATGTTTAATGCCTCCTGCGGATTGTAATTAGTTCCATTACCCAAATCTATTTCGGCCAACCCATCAGCGTCAAGATATACACCATCTGGCACCATCCTTGACATAACTTGTTGTAGTTTTAAATGCGTAAGCTGTATCATATCAGCAAAACCAGTAACTCTGGATACCAAAGATTCTATTTTACCTTTATACATTCTAGGTGCTGTAATGCTGTAATTCATTAAAACCTTAGAACTATCGCTTTTAGGGCGCATCATATTTTTTGCCATTTCCCATTTAAGCAAGTAATTAGTGCCTAATACTAAAACTCCTTCATATAAAACTTCTAAAGATCTTGATAGTTTCCCAAATTTCTTTTCTAGTTCGTCTACAGGCGGATTAAATTGGTCATCTCTAACAAGTATTTTACTTGCACCAGTAGCAGTTTCTTTAACTTTATAAACTTCGTTCATGTAAGTTTTATAATTAAAGTAAAGTATCTGTACCGTATTGCTATCGGATCTATCGTAATTTGTTATTGTTCTATCGTAAAAGCCGTTATTTTGATAACCCTGTTTTGATATTGATTCTAAATCTTCATCTGTTAAATCAGGAAATTGTTTTTTAAGCTCATTTAAAGGAATAGATTTTACTTCCCCTACATAATATATATCATCAAAATAAGGTGACTCTGTATAAGACCAAACTAAATTAGCGGGATCTACATAATCAACAACAACACCCTCCGATTTTGAAAAATAATTTTTTACAGCTCCAATACCAATAGTTGTTATATCATATATAATCCTTTTCTTTGTTAAATCATAATGGTTACCATTTAACAAAGTCTCAATAGCCTGCTCTTCTGCCATTTCTACAGCTTGCTTGTAAGATAGCTGCATGTGAACTTCTAATTCTTCTTGTGACTCTGGCAGTTTGTCGGGATCTGATTCGAATAAATTAATGCCAAATTCTTGCTCAACAAATTGGTTAAGCTCCATAGTTTGCATATCACGAATGATAGCTTCCATATACCTGGTTCTTTTTTCTACACCATAAGGATCTTGTGTATATGCTTTTATATCAAACGCTCTTTCAGATATACCATTAACTACAATATCTACAAACTTAGGTATAATAGGGACTGGCTTCCAGTCTAAATTTAAATAAGACAGATCGCCATTAATAGATAATTCATCTTTGTATTTTTGAATACCTTGTTCCCCTCTAGAATATAATCTTAAATTATGAAATGTATTTTGATTACTTCTAAACCGTGTAGTACCAGAGTCTGATTTAAACCACTCATCTTGAATAGCTCTACCAACTCTTAACCCATATTCCGAGGACATTTTCTCAGCGTCGCTCGCAACCTGGCTTGGAAAAAAACTTTTTATAACTGACTCAGCCATATGTTTATTTTATTATTTTGGATATTGCACCGGTGTTTTTGTATTTTGCAATGCTTAAATTTAACTTCGGTTTTTGTATTTGTGCATTAGGGCGATATAAATGTCTATTACAAGCCATAATAGCTAAACCTGAGCTAATAGCGGCATCAAATTTTGTTCTTTTGTTTATATCAAACTTAGCCCAATCATTAAGAGTTCTATTAAAATACAACGTCCCATATTGCCCATCAGCTTTAATACCAACGTAATTTTGTATGTACGTTTCAATAGCAGCGGCGTGAGCTTGTTTTATATCTTCGCTTGAGTTAGGTATACCACCTATTTCTTTTTCTGCTACAGATAGTTTATTATATATTTTATCAGGGCGATTCATTGAGTAACCGCGGTAACCTCGTCTTTTTAAATAATAAAGCAAACGAGGCTTATTGTTTTCAGCAAGTATTGGCATTCCATAAAATACCAAAGCCATTAATACATCTTCAAAAAACATTTCAGCTGTTTGTGGCCTTGCTACATATTCTAAAAAAAATGTATGCGCAGGGGCGTCTTCTAAACTAAATGTTGTTAACCCGTGCAAAGATCCTTTAGAACCTTGCCCGTCTGTAGTTCCTGATATATCATAACTATCACACCCAAATGCACCTATGTGTTCATTACC